TTCTACAGTGTCATTAGCAATAACCTCCCCAGATACCCGCGTTTCAGCAGGAATGGTGACAGCAGAAGAAGAGTTATTATAAAAAGTCACGTCAACCGAAGCATTTTTATACCCAGAAGGGATATACCCGTAAGTTTCTGCAATTGCTAAAATACTTTCGCGTTGAGTTGCCGTTGCTAAAAAAGACTCATTGGCAATACGGTCAATGTAATAGTTTGCAATATCTCCAAGTTGTGCAAAGGCTTCGGCTAAAACTACTCCAAAGTCACTGTTGTCGGCTCCATTCCATTCAGGAATGCGTTCTTTAATACGAGCGACCAACTCTTCACGAAGGGCTTCGTAATCTCTACTCGTGTAGTCAATTGTTACTGGGATTTCATTAATTGCCATTAGATGTTCTCCTGATACTGAGGTTGTTTGTTGCCAATACTGACAAGAGCAATGACAGTAGTTTCTACCTTATCGTTTGGTAATGAGTAGGTAATTATAACTTTAAGAGACCCATTTGCATCGTCGTTCTCAAAAGAAGTTTCTAAAAGGGCTAACAAAGGAAGGAATGTTATAAAAGCCTGTTGAATCTCAGACTCCATATCCCCTTGGATACCGCTTAATCCGTTCATCCATTGATTAGCAATCTTTGTTCCAAAATTTGGGCGATTAACTCTTTCACCAAACATAGTGCCAATTACAGAGGTAATTCTGTCAGCCCAAATTTTGCTAGGGTCCACAGTACTTGCAATATTACCATAACTATCTAAGCGCATTGGAAAACTTATTGCAGTTTCGTAAGCCATTGTTAACTCCATCTCCCAGTTGAGGTAGTTGCTTTTCCATTAGTAAACAGAATTGTTGGTTTTTTATAAGAAGGCTTATTTTTTGTTGCGGATTGGTTTTTTAACTTAGCCTGTATGTTTACACTTGGTGCATCAGCCTGTGAATTGGTTTGAGCATTTTGCCTAAAATTTTGGTCTTTACCATCACTAAGTAGAGTTCCTTTGCATTGATACACGCCATTAACATTTAGATAGTGTGTAACTTTCTGCACTAACCAATAACCGTCTGCATCTCCCATTACTCCCCTAACCTCTACTAAAGAATTTGGAAGTATTCTTGGGTCACCTTGGCTTTTAAAATTGGCAGGGAGATTAAATCTTGCTTTAGCAGCCTTTGCTTTAGCACTAGATTGGGAAACTTCTGCGGTATTAGAAACCGCTTTAGTTAACTCTTGGTTAAAAATAGGGTCAGGTTTAGACTTTCTGACTTGTTGTTTATTTTTTGGAGATTCCGTACTTGTAAAAGATAACGCTTTAATTGGGTCAACACCCCTGGTAATTTTAAAAGAGTTGTTAGGCAAATCAGGGCTTTCTAAGTATTCTCCGTATAAAGGAGTAAATTTATCTAGCGTTTGCTCTTCAAAACTAGAGAATTTTGGCATAAAGGTTTGCTCTTGGTACAAAATAGGCATACCACCAATTGATTCTGAAACAATTTCGTCTATTGTTCTAAAAAGAAGGGTTTTTTCTTTTATAGAAATAGTGTAGCCACTGTCTTCGGCTAACCTCTGTAAGAATTCCCAATCACTTTCTCCTTGTTGTGTGATTTGAGAGTACCTAACGGGATGACCACTAACTACTGCCTTTAGCCCATTTCTTTTTGCAACGATTGAGACTACTTCACTAATTGTTTTATTTGTTAAAACACCAGACCGTGATTGTTTCATTGGAAAGGTCAACCCCATACAAATAATCTCTACTTCTTTGCTCGATTGAACACCGTGTGTTCTTTGAATTGCATAAACAACCCCGTAAAAAGTTCCTCGTATTTTGTTAGATGTTCTCCAATTAACAATTACTGGGGATTGGGTTTTTAATCCTTTTAACATAGCCAAATTAAAGTTAGTAAATTCTAGAGTAAGAACATCGTGAGCATTAACTTTTTGCTCTAAAGTCATGTTGTCAGCAGAAAACCCAAAGGTTGGATAGTCAGGAAACTGTACAGAGAAAGAGTTATGTTCACGTGAGGAGTACTTTTGATTAGAGGACATGAACTGGAATCCTTAACTGTTGACCTGGAACTAGTTCAAATGGGCTATGGATGTCATCGTTATAATCCATAATAACCCACCAAAGACGAGAGTCACCTAAAAACTTACTTGCCAGCATGTCTAATCTGTCACCGTCTACCCAAGAGTAATAAAATACGCCAGAAACATTGTTAGGAAAAACACGGTAAACACCAACCTCAAAACTTGTTTTTACGGGGTGGTAGCCTTTTAGTAAAAGGCCATCAACGTATCTACTTGATAGAGGAATCATCTTTAATCCTTAACCATTGCATCATGAAATCTTGCCATTGTCAGAACAACAGTGGTTAATGTTGGAACCATATTTTCAGTGAACTGCACATGGTTAACGCTAATGTTTGTTACTCTGGCTAAATAGCGTAGTTTTCTTCCCATGTGAACCTCAACTGCTATACCGTTTAACCAACCAACGTCTCCAGTCGTTATTCCACGTAGGGGGCTTTTGTATCCACCCATGTCACCATTTATGGTTTTAAACAAAAAATCTAAATCGTACATCGTGCCAAAATTTTTAATTAACTTACGGTCTTCTGCTGAAACTACTTCTGGGTAATACTCCAAAGACTTTTCATCAGAGTTAACAGGTGCGTTATTACTTGGTTGTTTAATGGCAAATGTTGCTAACGCATTCATATCTTCAATTCTATTTAAGTAAAGCGTGATTGAAATTGAACTACTAGAAGCAGGGGTAGTTATCATATTTGATTTGTCTTTTCCAGATTCAATAAGTTCTGGAGAAATTCCTGTTATAGAACCATAAGACTGTGTTACAAACTGAGGGTTATAGTGAAACCTAAAACCAAAAGGTATCTTGAATCCACCAACTATTGCTTTAGATTTATCATCTAAAGAGGATAGTGCTGCATCTTGTGCCCTTTTATTTGGCACAATAAATCCCCTATTAGTATCTCCATCCCCAAAAGTACTTAAAGTATCAATTAAACTAGCAGCACTTTTTGGTATTGCTCCTCGAGCAACTAAAGAGTTAGTTGGGTGAGTTTTTGTTCTAAAGTATGCTGATTTCACCATTGGTGCATTAAACCTAATCGTTGCAGGTGGTTTTTTGTCAACAGGTGGTTTGGTATCTTTTTTACCAGTGGCTTTTGCTTTTTTAGCATCTGCTAATGCTTTTTGTACGCGAGCACGATTAACACTATCTTGAACAAAGAAAAGGTTAGCAGTGTTGCTACTTTTTTCTATTTTGTCATACTCATTATTTTTCTGTTTGAGGTTGTCATCAATTTTAGAAATATCAATGAGAGTGTTAGTGTAACTAAGTTTAAGCGATGCAATAAGGGTTGGGTTTGGAGGAGATGCAAGTGAGGCAGTGTTAAAAGCGTTTTGATAGTAGGTTCGTAACGCTGACTGTCTTTTTTTCTCTATTTCCAACAAGTCAATTTGTTTTTTAATACCCTTGAGGGAGTTTGCTCTGTTTTTATCTGCTTGTGCTTTGGCTTCAGCAAGTTTGGCCTTGGTTTGCTCTGCTTTAGCAGCAGTAAGGCCAGCAGCCAAATCACGTTCTGCTTTTGCTTTAAGACCAGGTGTGGTTACTGGTTTAGTCATTTCCCGCCTACCAATCTAAGTAAATTTTCTTTTTCAAGTTGAGTTTTAACAATCTCAACAAGGTTCATAGCCTCGGCATAAGATGCTTGTTGGACACTTACGTTAATTGTTATAGAAGGAGAGACGTTTATTCCAGAGGATGAGGAGAGAGTTGCTACTGAAGGAGACCCACCACCTTGGAACTTGTAAGGATTTTGTCCTGTTTTACCAGTCATCCATGCAGAGTTATTTATTGCTCCTAAAATAGCGTCTGTTGAAGCACCTGATTTTAAAGCGTCTACGATGGCTGTATAGCCACGGTCACCAGCATTTTTTCCAGTCAAGGTTCCAATAGTTGCTGCGTAGCCTTCTTCCCAAGACTTGTAACGCTTTACTCCTACGCTATTCATAGACTCATTGTTACTCATGTCTAACGTAGTATTTAAAGGATTATAGTTTGCAGAGTTTTTCCAGTGTCCGCCTTCATGACGCATCCAAGTAGTTAAAGCATTTATGGAGGCATCGTTAACTGGAGCACCCATTTTTTGAAGAAGACCAGTAGCCCATTCTTTTTCACTACCAGTTCCAAGGATTACCTTTGAACCACCGCTTCCACTGCTACTACTAGCACTACCCAAAAGTTCAGCAGGAAGATGTCCTATGCCACCACTTAGTAAGTCTTGTAAGGATTTAGAGCCAATCATAGAAGATAACTGTTGTCCGTTAGTTGAAGTTGCATTATTGCCACTTGCACCTAAAACTCCCGCTAAACCAGAACCACCTGCTTTGCCTAATTCTTCAGGATTTACAGGGTTATTTTTTCCTTTGCGTACTTCATAGTGCAAGTGAGGACCAGTAACTTTGCCAGTCTCACCGCTTTTTGCAATTAGTTGTCCTTGTGTAACGGTATCCCCGACTTTAACCATTACCTCAGACAAGTGTCCGTACAAAGTTTGATAGCCATTTCCATGGTCAATTTCTACTGTCTTACCGTAGTCTGAACCAGGACTTGTATTTATAACTACTCCGCCTAATGATGCATGAACGGGTGTTCCAACAGCACATGGATAATCTTGACCTGTGTGACTTCCACCAGACCATAAATTTCCTGTAGCACCGTAAGGTGTTCCTACACCGCCGTTAGTAATTGGTGAGGAAGGGGATGCACTTCCTCCACCCATGCTTCCAAAAGATGCACCGAATCCTGGAGTACCACCACCAGAACCAAAGAAACCACCAATGCCACCAATCAGTCCTCCAATAACAGCACCAACACCAGTTCCAAGAACTGGAACAACACTGCCAATTCCAGCACCAACTAAAGCACCAGTGCCAGCACTTGCTGCAACTGAACCAGCACGAGTAACTCCTTGACTTACACCTAGTTTATTTCCTAGTGCTTTTCCACCCTTACCTGTTAAATAGCCTAAACCACCTGCTGCAACTACTACTCCTGCACCTGCTGCACCTGCAGCCATTGCCCCACCCGCAGCAGCAGCACCACCTGCAGCAGCCCCACCTGCAGC